TCTGGAACTTTCACAGGGGCAGCATCATAAATGCCATCAATCAACTTTTCAGCTAATGCCTGGTCGGCGCTGATCCACCTGTCTTGGTTAACGATGTACTTTGCTTTTGCCTCTTCGGTAGTGAGGCCGGTACGCTCTGCAAGTATATCGGCAATTATACCCTCCATCTCTTCAAGATGTTCAGCATAACCCCTCATTTCATCTGCATTACCAACAAAGCCACCAGTTGCCCTGTGCGTCATGTAGCGGCTATACTTGCTCATGTAAACATTTTTACATGCTACAATAAACACAGCCCCCATGCTTGCTGCAATCCCATCAACAAAACCATTGATAATTGCTTTACTGTTTTTAATGGCGTTGAATATGGCTAATCCCATATATACATTACCACCGCCACAGTTTACCCGAAGATTGATTGTAGTGCAAGTTTGTTCAAGCATACGCAGGTCGGCAATAAATGCGGCATCATCGATGGCCTCATACTCGCCAATAAATCCATACAACAATATTTCAGCTGTAGAGACATTCACCTGGTTAACTATCCAAAACTTTTTTTTCATCTCGTGTATTCGTTGCGTTTATCCGTATTGATATCACAAACATAGACCGCCACGAAAGCCTTTACAAATAAGGGTTTTACCGTAATGATCTAAAACTTTACCATAAGGTTTTAAACCCTTTTCATAAAAAGCGAATTCGTTTACAGGCTATCGGTGGGGGTATGTTTGTATAAAGAAAACAGCGTAATAAATGGCTAACCCACGTTTGACAAAAAAGGAGATTCAGAATAAAAAGCAAATTGCCTATGTGATGTACATGGCCTTTGAGGACAATAAGATTATTGCTGAAACCCTCGATGTAACGCCCAAAACAATTGGTGATTGGGCAGAGGCCGGGCACTGGAAAACAAAACGATCAGATGGTACAATCACCAGAGATGAGTTAGTAAATAAATGCCTGCTTAGTCTTAATAAGATTCTTGATAAAGCGCTGGAGGAGGGAGGCGATGATAAGAACCTGGCTGATGATCTTGCCAAAATGAGCAAGACAATTGAAACGCTTGATAAGAAGAACAATATTGTTTACAATATTGAAACCTTCTTTGGCTTTAATAAATACCTGCTCATAAGGATGCAGGAAGATAAGGCGTTGCACCCTGATTTAGTTAAGGTGATCAACAAACTGCAAAACGATTACATCACACAAAGAATGGCATAATGAGCGAAAGGAACGAAGCACTCAAACGTTGGCAGGAGCATTGCAGGCACGTGCAGGAAATGACTTCTAAGAGCAATTCCGAAAGCCATGCAACTATTGAAAAGAGAAAGGCAAAAGCAAAAAAGGATTACAACTTTTTTACATCATACTATTTCCCTCATTACTGTACAGATAAAGAGACCGGCGAAATAATTCCCAATGGTGATTTTCATCTGGAATGGGCAAAGGCTGTCTTGAAGGATAAAAACTTTTTTGGGGTTGCAGAATGGCCACGTGAACATGCAAAGAGTGTTCATTGCTGTATCATTATTCCCATGTGGTTAAAGATAAACGGGGAACTGGATGGCTTATTGGTAACCAGTAAAAGCGAAGATGCTGCAAAAAGATTGCTTGCAGATATACAGGCCGAGTTAGAATACAACCAACGGTTTATCAATGATTGGGGTGAGCAATACAACGAGGGTAATTGGGAGGATGGTGATTTTACTACAAAGGATAATACTTTCTTTTTGGCATTGGGCCGTGGGCAATCTCCCCGTGGTATCAGGAAGGGAGGCAAGCGGCCTAACTGTGGCGTGAGTGATGATATTGATGATGATGAAATTGTAAACAACCAGCACCGTGTTTTAAAGGTTGTTGATTGGTTATTAGGCGCATTTTATGGAGCGCTTGATATTCGCCAAAGCCGGTTTATGATGGTTGGTAACCGCTTTCATCCTAAGCAGGTACTGGCACACATCGTTGGTGATGTTGAGCCTGAAGACCCCAAACGTGAAGGCTTGTATCATTCAAAAATTTATGCAACAACCAATGGTGAACTGGAAGGTGATCCAACATGGTGGCAGAAATTTAAAAAGGAGGCTTTGCACCGGCGCTTTAAAATTGTCGGCAGCATCATGGCACTCCGTGAGTACTTCCACAAGTATGTAATTAAGGGCAAACGATTTAAAGCCGAGTGGATTCATTGGGATGATATACTGCCACTGGATAAGTACGATGCGCTCGTTGTTTACTTCGATCCATCGTACAAAGCAACCACGGCAAATGACTATAAAGCAATTCGATTTTGGGGCAAGATTGGCATTAAAAAACATTTGCTTTCATCATTCGTAAGGCAGACCACCATTACCCAGGCCGTGAAGTGGATGTATGATTTATACGAGAGTTTACCGGATGGACAAAAAGCTAATGTTGAATTCTGGATGGAAGATGTGTTTTTGCAGGATCAGTTCTTTGAAGACTTTGAACTTGAAGCAGAACTACGTGGATACTATCTACCGATACGTGGTGATAAAAGAGACAAGCCAGATAAGTTCGCAAGGATAGAAGCAATGACACCTATTTACGAGCGTGGCCATGCAATCTGGAACATCAAAGAAAAGAAAAGCCCGGATGCACAAAATGGCCTCATTCAGTATATGGGTTTTGAAAAAGGAAGCTCAATACATGATGATGCACCTGATGCCGATGAGGGAGCATGGTATAAACTGGATAAAAAAACTTTTACTCAAAAATTTAAACCCCGAATGGGAAACGATAAAAACTCACACCAATGGTAACACTATCCAAAAAACTGCAATTATGGTTTACAAACATTCCTGCCAACTTTCAAAAGTGGAGGTATAAAAAGAGTTTTAAAAAAGCATGCAAGCATGCTGATCATGTAAAAAGAAGTACCGGCCACAAGTGCATAGTGGTTTTTGTAGATGATCATTACCAGTTTAAAGCATTTACAAAGCGGTCAATAAAAGCCCTGTGCCAATCAAAATATTTTAGAAAAGGCACCACCGTGCAAATGATAGAAAACATGGCGGTGTACACAACTAACTGATTATGGAAGAGGAAATAAAACAGCGGCTCATAACCGGAGTGGTAAACATCTTTATCAGCACAATGCTCAATGAAGATTTTGAACTCCATTTAAACTAAGTTCAAATGGCATTTTTATTAAAAGAAGATTTCCCGGCCAGTGTTCATGATGATATACTGGATGCGCTCACCAAAGGTGATGATGATGTTATAACCGATAACATAGATCGCACCATTGATGAAATAAAAGCATACCTCAATGGCAGGTACGATATCGTTGCAACATTTGCAGCTGAAGGCAATGACCGAAATAAATTCATTCTGCGGTTGGCAAATACCATATCCCTCTACTGGATTTATTGTGTACACAACCCCCGGAAACTTACACAGGTAATGGTTAAGAATTACGAGGATGCACTTGAAACATTAAGGGGCATTCAAAAAGGCAGCATCAACCCGGAAGGTTTACCGCTGCCTGCAAACGAAACGGATGCAAACAGCGGCACCGGAGCGCCTATACAATGGGGTGGAGCAGAGCAGCAGGATAACAGTTGGTAATACATTCAAACAGATACAATGAAAAAGAATTTTAGAGGTAACCCTAAAGCAGCATCTACACAACCACCGGCTAAATTATGGCAGAGTGAATTTTTAGCCAGCAGGGATAAGCAAACCAAAATACAACGTGTTTTGATTGACCTGGTTGAGCAAACCAAGCTGCTCACCAAAAAGGATATTTCAAAGTGGCGCAATGCGTGGCAGAGGGCTATCAGTGTGGAGTGGCCCAGCCGCATAGAGCTGCTGGATGTATACCGTGATGTTGATATTGATAACCACCTGATGGCAGTATTCGGGCAGATTTATAATGAAGTACTGCAAAAGGAAATTAAGGTTGTTGACCGGGTAAGCGGCGTGGAGCTGCCAGAACTTACCAAGCAGCTGGAGGATGCACAGTGGTTTATTGACTTCTGTAAATATGCATTGGAAAGTTGTGCCTGGGGATTTAGCCCGATACAGTTTGGCGATGTGATCATTGAAAACGGCATCACAAAATTTACTGAAACGGAGTTGCTGGATAGAGAACATTTTATACCAGAGCATCATGTATTTGTTAAGAACCAGAGCGATCACTTTAAAAATGGTTTTGATTATAATGAGCAACCATACAGTGATTGGTTAATTGTTGTGGGCAATAAAAAAGACCTCGGCCTGTATAACAAGGTGGCAAGGCATGCCATCAGCAAAAAGAATATTGAAGCCTTCTGGGACAAGTTTGCAGAAATATTTGGTATGCCCATTCGTATTGGTAAAACCAATAGCAAAAACCCGAATGACAGGAATGAGATGAGTGAGATGCTGCAAAAAATGGGTAGTGCCGCATGGGGATTATTTAATGATGACAGCAGCATTGAAATTAAAGAAACAACCCGTGGTGATGCTCATCAGGTTTACGATAAAAGAATTGACCGTGCCAATAGTGAAATGAGCAAGGCCATTGTAAACCAAACTATGACAACCGATAACGGGGCCAGCAAGGCACAGGGTACGGTTCACTTGGAAATTCAGGAGAATGTTATTGAATACCACGCCCGGCGTTTACGGGTTGTGCTGAATGATAAGCTGATACCATTCATGGTGCGTCATGGCTTTGCCGGATGGGAAAAGGCACGGTTTAGTTTTGATGATACTGTTGAAACAACACCAGAGCAGCAGCAGCAGGTTGAGGAAATGATATTGAATAACTACGAGGTAGACGGTAAGTATTTTCAGGAGAAATATAACATTCCCATCACCGGTATTAAGGCAGCACCTGCCAATCCGTTTAACCCTAAAAACAAGGCCGGTTTTTTCGATTAAGCCCGGCGAATAATGCCGGGCTGGTAGTTTACCGCAAAAAAGATTTAGACGCCATATACAGCCACGTTTGCCCTAAATGCGGCGGTTTTCATGCACCTGATAATGCAGCCGGTGATCCTGTGCCGGAAAGCATAAGAAAAGAGGCTGAACGAATTGCCAGGGGTTTGTATGATGGCTCCATCACCGCTGGGATGATGGATGCGGAAATGACAAAGGCCGTGGCTGGTGAACTCCGCAAAGCAGTGATTGAGGGTTTTGGAAAAGACCTGCCCGATATTGACTATGGCACACCTGATTATAACAAGCTGGTGCAGCTGGAGAAAAATGTATTCCAGTTTTCCGGTGCAAAAAATTATCAGGAGTTAAAGAGCATGAGCCTTGCGTTGAAAGATGCGAATGGCAAGCAACGTGAGTTTAAAGATTTTAAAGTTGATGCCGTAAAGGTTGATCAAAGTTATAACGGCACTCATTTAAAAACTGAATTCGATACTGCGGTTGGCGGTTCGCAAATGGCTGGCAAATGGGTAGATTTTGAGCAGCATGCAGATACTGCTCCGTGGCTCCGATACGATACAGCCGGGGATAGTAAAGTACGGCAATCGCATAAGCTGCTGGATGGCATTATCAAATTACTGTCGGATGCATTCTGGAAACTATACTACCCACCCAATGGATGGAAGTGCCGTTGTGATGCTACACAGGTGCTGAATGGTGCAGAAACGCCCAACCACCAGATACAGTTCCCTAATGATATTCCTGATATGTTTAAAACAAACATGGCAGCTGATGGCCTTGTGTTCCCGAAGGGGCATCCATACTTTACAGATTGCCCACCGGAGATATTACGCAAGGCTGAACTGTTGAGGGAAAATAAATACAGCAAGTTGCCACGTACAAAATCAATGAAGGCTGATGTATATATCAGCAATAAAGCAGATGAAGCTGATATTGATATAAATAAACCGCTTGCTATGCAACTGGCTTCTCATGGTGAAACTGTTTATATCAGGCCACACGATACTGCTGTTAAAAATCCTGAATTGCAATTAGGATCATTAACCGGTGATTTTAAAACAAAAATTAAAACTACGGTTGACAGGTTTGTAAAGAACAGTATCAGGAGCGCAAATAATCAGGCTTGCAATATTCCGGTAATTGTGATACCAGGTAACAAGTATGATCGTGATTTAGTATGGGGCGGCTTGCGGAGTGATCTTAAACATACCGATCGGAAAAAGAATGTATCTCATGTGTGGCTGCTGCTGGATAAACAATTGGTGAAAATAAGCCGGGCAGATATTATGAAGGATTTAAAACAGCTATTACCGTAAACAACAAAGCAAACCCGGAGGCTTGCTTTGTTATGAGGGAATTGGCGAACCGCTTCCCACAACAAATATAAAACAGTTTGGAAAACAATTTAAAAATACTTTCAGCCCGGTTTAGAAGTACCATGCTTACCCTGCCATACAAGGCCGGTGTAATTATGGTGGCATACAGTAAAGACCGTTTTAAATACCAGAACTGGATAGATGTTTATCCCGAAAAATGGCAGCGCCGGAGCCGCAAAAAGCAATGGACAAACAAAGGCAAAGCTCCCAACAATCAGGGCCGGGCATTACTGATACAGAGCGGCAGGCTGCGCCGCAGCATTCGCATTGTAAGCACTACAGCCAACAGCGTAACCATTGGCAGTGATGTACCGTATGCAGCTGCACACAACGACGGTTTAAGGCTGGGGGTTTACCAACGGGTACGGGCATTTGTAAGAATGAACCGCAAGCGTGATCAGTACGGTATTACTGTTGGTAAGCAAAGCAAAAAAAGCACCCGGATAAAGTTTGTAAAAAACGCCAGCGGCATAAGCCATGTAAGCGCTCACACCCGTAAAATGAATATGAACCTGCCACGCCGCAGGTTTATGGGTGAGAGTAAATATTTAGCCAACCAGATCAGCCGCATGATTGCTGCGGAGATCAATAAAATTTTCAAATCATGACACAGGAGCAGTTAGATGAGCTGGGCATAACAGCAAATGAATGGGAGCTGTTTGGCCCCATTGAAAAACTATACCTCGATGTAACACAAAGGCTCGGCGAAATTGTAACCGACCTGCGGTGGATAGAACTGGAAGCCGGGCAGCTGGAGATACCGGATGAAAGTTATCCTGTTCAGTTTCCCTGTGCTTTAATTGATTTCCCAACGGTAGAGTGCCAGGATGAAACAGAAGGCAACCAGCAGGCTGTAATAATGCTACAGGTACGCATTGGTATTGATCTGTATGAAGATTTACAAATGATTGATGGCAACCGCACCAGCGATACCGGTATGGCTGTAAAAAGATTGAACCTTATGACGGCTGTACATGCAGCGCTGCAACTTTTTGAAACTGAATACAGCACTCCGCTTACAAGGGCAACCATAACCATTGAGCGCCGGGATGATGGCATAAAAGTGTTTAGCCTGTTGTATGGATGTGCCGCTAAAGATGATACTGGGGCAAAGCGGTTTGATATAATTGAGGGATTGCAGTTGAAGGCAGATAAGGTTTAGGCAACCTCTGAAAATATTTGTGCCTGTACTGCTGCCTGAATTGGCATTGTAGTAAACTGGAACCTGTCTAAATTTTTAGCTGATGGTTTTTGCTTTCTAAGCTCTTGCAGCAGGTGATTATTTTGCAGTAGTAAGTGCTTAATATATTCGGGGTCTAAAAATACTTCCTGATTGGAAAGGATATCAATCACATCATCACGGCGCTTTCTTTCTATCTCGTACCAGAAGTAATAACGCTTAATAAGATGCTGATTTCGGAGCTGTATAAAGTATTGGTTTCTTCCTTTCATTGCTGGTGTAGTGCAAGTATAATATTTTTTTGAAACGCAGTAAAAAAAAGATGGCAACAAAAAGCCCGGCAATGTTGCCGGGCTTTCATTAGCGGGATAAAAATATCGACCATTCATCTGCTTGTTTTCCTATTCGTGCAATCCCTGAACTATCATCTTGCGTTTCATTTATCTTCCGTTCATCTGCATCATGTTTAAAATACTTTTTCCAAATCAACATTATACCACGGAAGTTGCCCGATATAAGAGGGTTATTTATTTTATCATTGAATTTTTCATACTGGAAAGCAACATCATTACCTTTTGCATCAGAAAAATAGAATCCATACACTGTTTTAAAATCTCCTTTTAAACTATCTATTCCAGAATAAACGTAATCTGTGCCTAATGCCTGTTGGATTTGCTGCTGTATTTCTGGCAGATTTTTTATTGATGAATCAGCATATAGTGTTGGCATCTGTGCCGATGAAGTAAGAAAACTAAATGCAGCGATTGTGATTAATAGTATTTTTTTCATGACTATTTTTTTATCGGGTTAACAATATAATTCAATACATACTCTTCTTTAACGCCCACTAATTTTCCATCAAGAGAACAAAGTTCAACTACTTCATCCGGGTGCATTTTTTGTATTATACTAATCAGGTAATTACATTGAGCTTCCTTGTCAGGTGCTTTTTGAAATAGTTCGTTCAAGTCTTCGTCAGTGAGAACATATTTTTCAGAGCGCAATGGTTCTGGATTATAAACTATTGACTTTACATCTATTTTCTTTCCGCCAATGAATATATCAACATCCTCCCATTTGTAATTTTTATCTGTCATCTTAAAGGTTTTTTAAAAAGGCTTTATATACGTTTTGAAATTGGCTTACTAAAGTAGGCAATTCAGCGTAAGTGTAATGGTTGAGCTTCTTTTTTTTGTAGCTGTACTTTACCGCCCATTCATCAAATCGCTTTACATCAGCAACCTTTTTACCAACGGTGTTTTCTTTTGTCCAGCCCATTTGGTGGCAGTAATAAAATATCTTTCCCTGCATCGGCCCTTTATCTTCCTGCGGCAGCTGCTCGTTAAGGTACTGTATCATTTTGAGCGCCTCGGGTATTAATAGTTCTTTGCTGCTGGTTTCACGGCCCTCACTGAAGCTATATACGATCATCTCTTTATTGTCGGGGGAAATGTTCAATCGGTGGCAAAGTGTGCCTATTGCGCCTAATTGGGCTTTGGTTGCTTTTTGTATCATGGCAGTTTATTTAACGTAAACGATCTTCATTCCTATTTCCAGTGCAATGGCCCTTTCAACCCTTGCGCCGGGGCTATTGGGCCAGCAGGGCATCAAGTGCAGCTCATCGCAAAATAACAGGGCTGCAACGCACTTGCCCATTGCCGTGCGCCATGCATCGTTTTTATCACAGAGGTTGAGCGGCACAACTGGTGTATGGCCCTGCTCCATTAATTGTTTTTCGTACTTGCCGAACTTCTGACTTACGTGGATGTAATCCAACCCGGTTACTTTACCGGCGATGTAGATTTTTGCTTTTTGCATAATGCTTCTATTTTGTTTTTTAATTGTAACCATGAGTAAT